GTTACGGTTTTCGCGTTGATCGCGCCTTCCATACCTTTAACGATCAGGTCTGCGGCTTCGAACCATTCCATATGACGCAGCATTACATTAAAGATAATAGCATAAGTCGTTGTTATTGAATGAATTTTCTCAATAGCAACACATCTTTTTAACGCTAAATCAAACAATCTAACATGCTGAAATACAGATGATTTTCTTTCGTTTTGGGGAACGATTTTGTAACATATACACCATCTCTACTTCGAAAAAAAGCAAAGACAATGGATTTTTTGACATTCCTATCATCAGTAATCAAGTCACTAGCCTGGCCTGTTCTTTTGGCTAGTGTTCTTTATTATGGAAGAAATGATCTTTTCAAACTTATTAGAACAATAAAATCAATAAAATATGATAAATTTGAGATGATGTTTGAAGAGCAAGCTGCAGAAGCTGCTGGGGAGGCTGAGAATATTTCAGGTAAAGAAAAAGACAACTCAGAGCGTTACAAGGATTTTGTTTTCTTAAGCCCTTATGAGACGGTCATGAAATCATATATGAAACTTGAAGACTCATTGCGTAATGCTGTGAGACGAAAGGTTGATGATGGAACAATTGAGTTACCTTCTCATTCAAACGTCAGTCGCCTTGAGGCAATGCATGGAACTATTCTTATGCGATTGCTTTATAAAGCTGGCTTAGTTGATGTAGATTTTGGAGCTTTACATGAAAACTTACGCAAATTGCGTAACATGGCTGCCCATAAGCATAATTTCGAAATTTCCCAAGAGGCTGCAAAAAACTTTGCGGACTCTTCAATTGCTCTGATAGACAAGTTAGAAGAAATTTGACCACCCGACATGGGGTGTCGGGGGTCGGAGGTTCAAATCCTCTCGTGCCGACCAAAAACACATTGAAAACCAGCCTCTTACGGCTGGTTTTTTGTTTCCTTAAAAATAAGATGGCGAAACGATGGTGAAATGATGGCTTAACCCTGCTTTAAATAGCCGGGCAATCGTCGTTGCCGACCCGGTTGAGTCTATGCGTTAGCACGCCAAACACTTCCACATCATCCAGCGCGTCGCCTTCTATCGCTTCGCCATCTTCAGTTATCAATGCCGTCCCGTATAGCTTTGCAAACTCGTTCCTGTTATCCATTCTTACAAGTAGCGTATCTCCCTGCTCTGGCCTCAGAGCAACGTTAATCACTGCCCAACCACAGGATGTTTCTATTACCCTGCAGTTCCCGTCAATTCCGCATAGCAGATCTATGGTTAACCGCTGTTCCTGGTAATCCATAGCTGGTGAAGGAAAGCCCATCAGAAAACCCTCCCCATATTACGCAAGATCCAGTAACGGTTATCGCTTCCATCCGTCGTCTTATCAGCAAAGTCTGGCTGGTATCTCATAATCCAGGAATTGGCATCTGCATGGCTGAAATGCCAATTCCTAAAGCGCAATTCAGTGATGAATTTGTCAGTGCTCAAACAGAGATATCCCTTAGGATTCTGTTGTATGGCCGCTAAAAAGGCTGCACGTATATCAGGTTGACGAGGCATAAGAGCGCCCTCTCTGGACTATTAACTGTATGCATATACAGTAGTATTTTTGTGATTACAGATCAAGTTAGGCAAGAGGGTTAGCAATGTTTGTTGAACTGGTATACGACAAGCGTAATGTTGCGGGGCTTGAAGGGGCCAGAGAGATCTTTCTGGCCGAGCTGACGAAGCGGGTGCATCAGATTTTCCCTGATGCTGAAGTGAAGGTGAAGCCGATGCAGTCGAACGGCTTGAATAGCGATGCAAGTAAAAGCGATCGGGAAAAGCTAAACCGCATGCTGGAAGAAATGTTTGAAGAGTCCGACATGTGGCTGGTTTCTGAGTCCCCGACCGTTCGCCAGGTTGGCCTGTGAATTTTACTCGGGCATGAATACAGAGCAACCAGTTGCCGCCCATTTTTCATGCGATGGGCGGCAGCCCTATCAAGAGCCACTATCTTCGTTGGCATCTAATTCATGAGCGTCATCGAGAGCTTTTTTAGCAGCCAGCTGTTTTTGATTCCATATGCTGTTAGCAGGCATTTCTACTCGAACGCTGACGAACTGATTTGACGGGATATCAATAGGCTCTCCGTCATTTATCCCGTCACGTTCATTCCTGGCAAAAGCAGGTGCTGAAGAATGTGTGCGGTGGTATGTTTTAACCAACACAGAACCGTCAGCATTAACCTCAAAATCCAGCCAGATTAAAGGCTGCTTATTTCGATCGGTGGGTATTTCAAATCCGCCATCTATGCCGCCCCAGGCGGCATCAGAATTCAATCCCATGCAGCCTTCAATGAGATATACCCCCTTGTCGATGCGCTGGACGGTTACCCCATCGGATTCTTCGTTAGTTTCTGCACTTCCATCCCCGAAAATATTAACTATGGGTGATGCCTTCTTGATAAATCCGTTTCCATCTACAGTGACGCTCTTACCAATCATGCAAATTTCTGCCGCATTGCTGTACGCGCCGTTAACCACTGACTGAAAAAATGCTCTGCCGCTTGTGTCACCCATCCACCGGGAAACAAATTGTGTGTTAGAGGGATAAGCCACATTAATGATTGTTCCCTGCTGACTTCCGGGGTACCACGTCTGTGGGGCGTTGGTCGCAAGAAAAATAGCGCGATCATAATATTGGTTGAAGTTATCGACTATTTGGGCAAACCCTAACCCCAGGGTACCAAGAACCGGCACGTCACCTGATGATGTGCCAGTATTTTTGGTTGCGGCACTTCCCAAGCCGAGATTTATTCGAGCACCGGCGGCAGTTTTATCACCTGTACCACCCTGCGAAATACTTAGCGCAGTTGTTAATCCGTCAAGACTGGTAATGTCACTGTTAGCGCCTTTCTTGGCCAGTGACTTCTGACCCGGCACTGTGACCGAAACACCATTGATGGTGATAGTTACATCTGCGGTACCGTTCATTACATCCGCGAAACCGCTCATATAGCGCTGGTACATCGTGAATGTTTCAGCAATATCCTGCGCCAGACCATCGACACTAAGGCTGTCGCTTAGCAAAATCGAATACTTCGTTCCTGCAGGGATTGCAGGGTTTGCCGCTGGGGTCACAGTGAGACTGGTTGCCCCGCCGATGGCGGTAATCTGGAATACCTGCGGGGGGCTGGTCAGTGCGATAACTGTACAACCATTACGGATGAGAGTACCAGCTGCTATAAAGTTTGTTCCGTTACCTGTTAGGGTATTTCCGCTGATGGCAATAGTGCCAGTTGTATAAATCATATTTACTCCAAATAATAAAAAACCCCGCCATGGCGGGGCTTGTTAGTGGGATTGTGTCAATACATTGCGGGGATAATGGGAATACTCATTCCGGTATATCTCTCGCCGGTTACAGAATACTTGTCGGTCCATCGGGAACGGACACGGCCATTCCCACATTTTACCGAGTTCCCGCTCATCACCAGTCCCTTGGTTCGCATGTTGCACCACCCACTAGCTGTTGAAGAGTTGAAACCATAGCAGCCAAGCGCAATCATGCTGTTGCCAATATCGACCCAGCTATTGCCCGGTGAATAAAACTGATTGCGGAATATAAATGGACGGCGGGTGGTAGAGAAAGTGCACTGGCCAGCAGCGTTGATGAAATTTAATCCTCTTCCGGGTACAGGAGCCTGAACCGCAAAAATCGCAATATCGACATTCACAGAACGGGCAATATCGTCATAACCCGTGTAATCATGACGGGAGTAAATATTATTACCATCACATTCAAGCGTAGCTGAGCTGTCATTCCAGCGGGCAAAAACGAGCCCTTTGGCCGGAAGTGTGTAAGTACCATTTACATTGACCGTTCCACTGAAAACACAGGAAGCAACACGGCTTACATCAGTGATCGCAATAAAGTCTGTCGAATCCTCAATAAGCAAACCACGGTTTCCACTCTGCCCTGCGGGTAAAATCTGCCAGACTGTGCCGGGAAATGTTTTATCTTTCCCCCAGCCATCTGATGACCAGACACTCTGAGTCAGGGTTCCATTTCCGTTATTGGTTATCCCATCGAGAACCATAATCGTTGTTATCAGATTCGGCGAGCGAGTTACATTCACAACCGAGTTTGATGGAATGAAAAAAGGGGTGGCTCCGGCAACATAGCCCTGAACAGTCATGGTCTGCTGGCCCCATGCCTCCACAGCCTCCCCACCATACGACGGACATTTCATTCCGGCAGTGATGGTCATTGCCGGACGCCCGTCATTCAAATCGATATAAAGTCCCCTAGCCATCAAAATTCTCCCAGAACAATGCGCCCACCGTTCGACAAATTGACAGTTACACCGTTGTTATTGATCGTGACTCCTCCTGTTGAGTTGGTAAATCCAAACTGCCCATTTTGGGCGTAAACCGCCCCACGCACAGTAACGTTATTGAAAACGGCATAACCCGATTTGTTGATGTGCCAGCCAACGTTCCCGGTTCCGTCCCAGGTTGTCGACTGGATGTAGCTGCCGATTTTCAGGTTGCCGATTGTCCCGTCACCAATGACCGTATCCCTGATAATGGTCTGGCCATTCTGGATAACGAACGGCAGTGTTACGGTCCCTCCAGCCTGAGACATCACCGCAAATCGGTCAGCCAGGAACAACACCTGCGACTGCATTCCTGATGGAGTATTCTGAACACCAATACCCATGCCTGAGGCATACTGGCGACCGTTAGCATCAACAGCAACCTTAATGCTGTACATCGCACTCAGGTTATTGTTGATGTCAGCTGATACCTGAGCATTCTGGACAATAGCGGCCTGCTGGCCATTAACGGTGACCTTCAGCGAATTGATCTGAGTTGCCGAAGCCTGTGTGAAGTCAGCAAGCGTCTTTGACAGGTCAGTGACATTCGCCGTGTTTCCACCGGCACTGGAATCCAAGGTGCGCAACGACTCAGCAACAGCTTTACTGGCATCGGCCATTACATTATCGACCCGCTCAATACCGGCTTTGTTATCGCCATATTGCACGCTCAGAAGGTTACGCTGGTTAACCTGCGCGAGCGTGCTGGTAATCAGCGCGATAGCATTGTTCTGAATACCGCCGCTGGCCTTATCAGTTTGTGCACCCAGTTCTTCCAGACGTGATGCCATTGAGGAATCGAGATCTGTGACGACCTGGCTAAGATCAGTGATTGATGCTGTATTCTGAGCACCTACTGCAGCAGCTGAATCAGCTTTATCAGAGGCGGCCTGCGTGGCAGCAGTCAATTGGCTAACCGCTGAAGCGCGTGCTTCAGTTTCCGTCGCTAATGCCTGGCGAACATCAGTAATACCGGCTTCATTCTCCGCAGTTTTTACCTCAAGACGGGTAACATCAGTAACCCGTGCCTCCGTCTCAGTGGCAATCACCTCCCGAAGCTGTTCGAATGTCGCAGAGTTTGCGCCCTGCTGGGCAGTCTGGCGAACGACAACATCAGCAATAGCCAGGGCGTTACCGATTATTGCTTCCGCAGTCTGCTTATTCGAACCTACTGCTGCAGCCAGGCCATCGGCGTTCTCCTTAATTGCATCGGACAGCTCCGCCAGTTTTTCACTGCTGGTCACGGCATCCTCGATCAGGTCCTTGAAGACTTCAGAGCTTTTGATGTCTTCAAGGATTACATCGGTGATATCGGAAACATCGATGCTGGCCTGTCCTCGCACCCATTCTGTGTACCCTGATTCGTTGCCGCTGCGGTCCACCAGCTGCGCGCGGTACCAGAAAATCTGCCCAGCCTTAAGGCCCATCTGCTGATATTTGCGCTGCGGGTAAGGCACATCGGCCAGCAGCATCGCATCGTCCTCGGTACCGGTCAGGCTGTACTGTATTTCCGTCTTCAGCGTGTCGTCGGTATTCGCCGGGAATCCCCAGTTCAGCTCGATACCGAATACCACGTTTTCAGAAGCGATGAAGCCAACCGGCTTCGGTGGGTTGCCCACTTTACCCGTCAGCGTTTTCTCTTCTGAATAGCCCCATCCGGATGAAATTTCTGCGGCATTGATTGCGCGCACGCGCACCAGGTAGCGCCCGGCATAAATCCCCGGGACATCGAATGACGTGGTGGAGCTGCGCGGCACGTTAACCCAGTTCCCGTCGTTGCGGCGCCATTGCGCTTCATAGGCGATAGCGTTCTGCGCCTGGTCCCAGCTCACGCGCATCGTTTCTACGCTGATATTTTGCTGCACCACGGAAAACGAGCTGATCACGATGTTCGCAGGCGGCGACTGGTTGCCAGGCGGGATCACGCTCACCGGCCGCTGGTCAATGATGGCTCCGGTATCGATACGGGCATATTTATCCGGGTCGTGCCATGCGCCGGTAATCGAGAAAGTGCCATCATCGTTATCAGAAACGCTGACAACACGATACTGCTGCGCGTAAAGCTCGTCAGATTCAACCACCCAAACAGCTTCGACCTGTGGCGTCTCACTGTATGCCGTGGTGACTGTGACTGATTCACCGTTCACGGCCTGAATGGTCCTGCTCTGCGACGCTCCGGAAGGTAGGTTGAGAATAAGGCGATCACCTGCTGCCGCATCTGCCACGCGATCAAGTTTGATAACGCGACCGTTAACGGCGCTGATGCGGCCGCCCATCACCTTTCTGGAAAGCAGCTCGTCTGCCACGGCGATGATGTAGCCCGGCTGCGGAATGTTTCCGTCCAGCCCGACATCAAACGAAACAACGCGATCCTTGTTGTTGGTGAGAATACCCCAGCGCCCCTTTCGGTTCGCTTCTGACTGCCTGGTGCAGCCGATGGCTGTCATTTCCAGCTGATTGAAGCCGTACCGCGCCACCAGCGCCTGCTCAAATACCGGCTCCATCGCGTCGGCATAGGCGTTACCGGGATCTGACCATGAAACCAGCGCCGTGGTGTAGCGGCTTTTCGTGGTGCTGCTCGAATAGGTGAAGCGACCGCCAACAACGTTAGCGCGCGTGTAGCTGTAATCAACATCGCGCGGCATATCAGCCAGGGCCACAATCTGATCCCCGCCCCAGTAGGTCATGCCACGGAAGATAGCAGCAAAATCACGCAGGACTGTGTAGGCGTCGTTTCGGTCCTGAATGTACACGTTGCAGGTATAACGTGGTTCAGTACCGTTGCCCCCTTTACCGTCAGGTACCATCTGATCGCAATACTGGGCAACCTGATAAAGCGTCCATTTATCGATGTTAGCAGCTGTTAAGCGATGGCCGAGGCCGAACCGGTCAGAAACAACCAGATCGTAAAAAATCCACGCGGGATTGTCCGTCCATGCCCATTTAAACGCACCGGTCCATGTGCCGCTGTAGGTACGGGTTTCTGGATCGTAAGTATCTGGCACGCGGATTACACGGCCGCGGGGCTCGCAGGAGATCTGAGGGATAGAGCCGTTAAACTGGCTGGAGTCGAATTCGATGTAGAGCAGCGCTGTGTTTGGATAACGTAACTTGGCGTCAATCACCTCAGTGAAGCTCTGCAGGGTCATCGTATCGCCGATCTTCGCGCTGTTGGCATCGGCGGTAATTTTACGCAGTCGAATTGTCCAGGTGCTGCCAGCCTGCGGTAAATCAATACGGTGGCTGCGCTCGTAACCAGACGTCGTTTTTCCGGTCACGCTGGTATTGAGTACCGTCTGCCATGCGCCGCCGTCCGTCTGCAGGTCGATCGCGTAGTTAATCGAATAGCCGACCAAATCCCCGTCGTCCTCCTGCTTGAAAAGCGAGGGCCATTTCAGACGCAGACGAACCGCTGATAGCTGCGTATTGGTGAACGTGCGCGTCCAGGCTGTAGCGCTTGATACTTCGGTGGCCACGCTGATTTCGTTTTCGGTACCGGGAATACCCTGAATATATTTTTGCGCCTGCGTTCCTGCACGAAACTCCCATGTAACGCCGCTGAAGTTTTGGGAGCTGTCAGCATTCTCCAGTGCCGTTCCGTCCAGGTAGATATCTTTGCCGGTTAGCTGCCCTGCAAACTCCCCTTCCCCAAGCGCAACGAGGATTTTTGCCTTCGCTACAGATTGCAGATCATCAGGCTGTTCGGTAGGAGTTCGGGAACTGGAGCTGCCGCCCTTGCGGCCCTTTAACACTTTATCTGTAGCCATATTGCGCCCATAAAAAAAGCCACCCGAAGGTGGCTTATTTCTGAAGGAAATTAGTTAGATGTTTTTTTTCGCCAAATGGATTTACAAAGTCAGCTTCAGCTTTGAAAAACGGACAATCGCTTGAAGTCGTTACTGATACAGGAAGACCGTTATCCTCAACGTCATATAGCTTGGAATATTTATGAGAAACTTTTCCAGAAAAATTCTCGCGGCAAATAACATCCTCGCCACGTGTTACTGTTACTTTTGCACTTCCACCGATTAAAATTCCTTCATCGACTCGCTGTAGGTCTGAAATAGTCAATCTCAAGTGTTTTTTCATTGCTGATCCTCGACATAAATTCCGGCAGAAATAATCGCGCCGCCTATCCGCCTGCGGCCATAAAGAAGCGGCACCGGGTAGCCCTGAGCTGCAGTGTTTGTAACTCCTCCGAATGCGTATGAGGCGCGGTTATCTGCGCTTTGTTTGCTGGCTAATCCGGTTGGCTGAGGAGATAGCATCTGGACAACACCACCCGCCATCATAGCTCCACCAGCCATCATTACATTTACACCCCAAGCCTGGGCAAAACCAAATGTAGCAATGGCACCTACTGCAACAATAACAGCACCCAATATTGTCTGAAGTACACCAGCCTTTTTGCTTCCGATGATAACCGGTACAATCCTGACCACTTCACCAGTTACCGGAAACCCAAGGTCATCAACTCCTATGTTTTTCTTTCCTTTAAAAATGGCAAAGGTTAGCCCGCGACGCTTGCTGTTTACCATATAACTTTCAAACCCGGAGATTGTTTTTGCGAGTGCTACACCTGCTTCAGAAACTTTACTGATAAGTCGCCAATGAGTTTTACCAAATATTTTTCCGGGTTCGCCGCCGAGTTCAATTCGAGTCATTACTTCAGACATATAAACCTCTTAAAAATAAAAAACCCCGCCTGAGCGAGGTTATATATAATTGTTACATTCAAAATGCTGTAGGGTAGATACCAAAATCACCGTTGGTTCCGTAACCAACTCTAAACATCAATACCCCAGTATCTGTCACCTTACCCGACTGTTCGCTCATGCCTCCGCCACACATACCTTTGGGCCAAGCGCTAAAGATATGATCTCCAATTTTGGGATAGACCGTTACCTTTTGAGCTGTGTCTAAGTCTGCGATCTCCTTGCCATCAACATAAACTCGGGTCATGCAGGCGCTGCCCATAAAACCAGAGTCGCGTTTGATTATTACCTTACCAGTCCCTTCTTTTTTAACTAACAGTGTATTGTTGATAACCTGTTTTGCAGGAACATCCTGTGCTTGTTCATTTGTCACCGGCTTAGTTGCACAACCAGCAACCATTAAGATGGAGGTAAAAACTAAAATTCTTTTCATATCCCTATCCCCTTTGGTTTTGCAAAAGGTTAGCACAGAGATTTGTAACGTAGAATCTTCATCGTCCTTTCATGCCAGTAGCCCCCATACGGTACGCGCTGGCTCAGATGGCCGTACAGGTGGTGCAGCAGCATATTTCCCTCCAGCAGAATTCCCGCGTGATTCCACTTATCAGCCTGGACCTGCATGATCACCATATCGCCGGGTTTCGGTGGCCCGTCAAATTCACGGAATCCGCATTCATACCAGCAATCCTGATAGAAGTTGTCAGGATAGTCGTTTTCCCACCAGGGATAATCCACCCGGTAATCGTGGAGCTCGATACCATGCGTTTGCCGGAAATAGCTCATTACCAGCCCCCAGCAGTCAAAGTGCCCAAGAACAAACGGACGCTCCAGCAGAGGCAGTTCTCCGCGCGGCTGGATAGAGCGTAAATCCCCCTCCGGCCAGCTCACAATATGCCAGGGTAAAAGCGTTGCGTCGCATTGCGCTTTATCCAGTTCGCTCGGTTGCGTTGTGGCGTCAGGGTGACTGTGAACGATGGCGATCACCGTTCCCCAGTCCTCAGCAGCTGCGTAGTCTTCGGGGCAAAGGACAAAATTGTCCTCCGGCGCTGCGGCAAGATTCCGGCACGGAAAATAACGTTCAACGCGGCTTTTCTGCGCCACCACGCCGCAACACTCATGAGGATATTCAGCTGCAGCATGCGCCATAATCGCATCAATGGTTTTCTGACGCATATCAACTCCTGATCAAAGACGTTCCCGGGAAGCCACCAAACGGCAATTCCTCATTTTCGCCAAACCGAGGTTTACAGCCGGTACTAAGTAGCCCACTACATTCATCCAGTGACGGATCGCTCACCTCGTTACCGAACTTGTCAAAATATCGGTTTCCGGCGTAATCACACCCGTCGCCTGAGCGATATTTATTTCGGATGCACCAGGTACACAGGGAATGAAGCTGTCGCGTCGGGATCATTTGCCCCTGCAGGTCCATCGGGCTGGACAGAACAAATTCAACGGTTTCACCGGCAAGCTCGCCCGTTTTCCCGTCGATATACCAGACCTGCAGCTTTTCCTGAGTCGGGTCTGCTGTGGGGTTGCCGTCTGCGAAATTTCTGGCATCGAGATATTTCTCTTTTGTGTCGTGAATAGTGACTTTCGCCTGCAGCAGATCGTCATACGCAAGACACAGGGCTGAAATGGAGCTTTCGATGTTCGCAACCGTCAGGGATGGCGTTGCATTGCTCCCACTGGTTGATTTCTCCAGACCTTCCAGCTGATACGGCCAGGCGGCGTATTCATTTCCCTGCCACCAGATTGGTTTCGCCGGAAGCTTAGACTCATCCCCACCAGCGGCGATGATTTCCGCTTCAGTGTGGGGAATGCTGTAATTGTGAAAGCGGAGAACGTCCGTCAGCCCAAAGGAAGAACCATCCACCTCAATCAGACGAACATCGTTTCCGGATTCAAGCTTCTGATAATCTGCGTTTAAGCTCATGGTTTAAATGCCTGTAAGAAAGTGGCGATCAGCGCGAAATTTCCGCCCCCCATTGGAGTGGGTTTGTACTGCTCACAACGATAAAGTCCCAGCGGTTCCAGCGGTGGCTTCCACTGGAATGCCCTGTAACCTTCATGACGGTCCAGAAAAGCTTTGATCTCTTGGATATAGGATTCTGTGCCAACAAAGTTCAGATCCCATTCCTGCGACCGCGTGTTTATCCCATCCCCTGATGCCTGAATATAACCGTCGCCAAATTGCGCTTTTCTGACGCGCATAGAGACGGTCTGGGTAGGGTTTACTCGGGGGCTCCAGGTAAAAGTTTCCAGCGCCATTATCGGCTCCCTTTAGTGCTATTCCAGATTGCCCCGCCAGGGCGGAGGTCTGCCTGTATCAATTTTCGATATTGCTGAGTGACAAAATTGCCGATCTCTTTGCCGAACTGCTCGAAACCAGCCGAGGATTGAGAGCTGGTGTTCCCGTTTCCCTCAATGGTGATATAAACAACAGGTGCTGCGGCCGCCTGTTGTCCAACTCCCCCGACAGCACGCACACCAAGAGAACCATCAGAAGATCTGGTCAACGGCATGATCGCTTCCGGCCCTGCCTCTCCAAATACCCCAGCCCCCTTGGCAAATGCAAAAACCTGTGGGGAGTTGTATACGCCACCACTGTAAGCACTCAGAGATGGAGAATCGTATACGCCACCTTTAGCGTTGAATTTCACATTCGCTGCAGCATTGCTGTATGCGCCGGAAGGAGTGCTACCGGCTGAAGCACCGCCAGTAAAAGCAGAGCCAGCTGCACCAAAAATGCTCTCAAGCGCGCTGGAAAGAGCAATGCGAGTGGCTATTTTCGCCAGGTCAGAAAGTACGGATGTTGTAAAATCCCGGAAGCTTAATTTCCCGCTTGTGGCGAACGTAGCCAGGGAGTCGGTCATGCCATCAAACAGCCCTGTCGCGAAAGTCGCCAACTGACTGTTTGCATCACGAGCGCTATCAACCCAGTTGAGCGTGCCGCGCCTGAACCCTGCAGAATAGTCGCGCTCTGCGGCCAGCTTGGCATCGTTGCTCTGCTGAACAATCTCTAATTCCTGTTGCTTTGCTGATTCCAGATCGGATAGCCGCGCCTGAAACTCAGCAGATGTCTGGTCAGTAAAATCTTTCTCAAGAGCAATTCGGCGCTGGTTAAAACGGTTCTCAATAGCGATGCGTGCCTGGGAGTTTGCTGATTCCCTGTCGGATTGTGAGTAGGATTGGAGGCTCTGCGTGGCCTCACGCCGCATTGCCGCCACTTCTTCCTCCCACTTTTTACTCTCCTGCTGGTATTTCAGTGAGGTTTTTCGAAGAGCAGCTTCTTTCTCAAGTTCGACGTTTGACTGCAGCTGAGAACGAATCTGATCCTGCATGCTGACAAGGCTTTGTTGTGCTTTTGTCAGTTGCTGACCTTTCAATCCGGCGATTTTTTCATTGAAGGCCACCAGCTGCTGGGCTGACTGGGTCAATCCTTCGGTGGTAGACGCCTCTTCTCTCAGGACAACATTTCTTTGCTGAGCCTGCTCAAGCAGCCTCTGACCTTCTGTCTGCTGGCCTGATTCCGTTTTCTTTGGATGCTCTTTTTTGCTGGCTCTGTCGAATTCATCATTTATCCCTTTAAGAATTCGTTGATATTCCTGAGAGTCAGTGCTGTAGATACTGTTATTGAGTTTTTTGATGGCCTCGGCGCGCTTCTCTGCAGCGGTGGTACCGGCATCAAGATAACTTTTCAGACCCGCGCTGTTTTTAATCCGCTCATTCTGAGCTGCGGCGGTTGCAGCAGCGATATCAGAGGCCAGCTGGCTCGCCATATTCCCCAGCCGTTTATTTACCTCCTGGGTTTTATCGATCGCACCACCAAGGGCAATAACCGCCTGCTCACCTGCTGTACCCCACGTATTGCCGAGGTTTTTCACCGTTTCTGAGGTTTTGTCTACCTCAATACCTAACTCTGAAAGCCTCCCCTTTTCAGCCTGAATCGCGGTATCAATCAGCAACTGGCTGGCCTGGGCTGCCTCACCTCGCTGATTAAGCGCCAGTACCTGGCTAATTATTGAATCACTCAGCGCAACGCCTGATGATGTGAGCTTTTGCATCGCAGCGACCGGATCGCCCCGCAGGGATGCAAGATGGGTCACCAGATCCTGTGCATTACCGCCTGCCTGTGCATAGGCATTCGCCAGGGTGGCAACATCGGTCAACAGCTGGCCGCTAAAGCCCGCTTTCGCTGTTGCCGTCACCGCATCAACAGAGGTCTCCGTGCCACCGAGCTCTGCATTTAGCCGCTTCAGCTCACCAGCGGAGATCAGCGCTGACGTTTTCAGATCGAGAATTGCGGAGTTTAGCTTTTTGGTTTGCTCTTCACCCTTTTTGAACTCGCTGTAAAGCAGTGATCCACCTGCAGCAAGCACCGTCAGGCCGATCCCGACTGGCCCGCCCAACAGGCTCAGTGCTGAGCTCAGTGCGCGGCTGCTCGTCGCTGCAATTCGTTGTGAGATTGACAGCTGAGTATTCGCAGCGGCAGCTGCCTCAGTTGACGCAACAAGTGCTGCTTTGCCGCCATTTTCCGCCAGCTCGGCAGCTGCCACCGCCGCCTTTGCGGTTTTCAGTTTTTCGAGCGCACCGGCTTCCAGTCGGTTAGCCTCAATGATGGCGCGCTCATTTTTAAGGTGCTGGTCCTGGTAGCTGACGTTCAGCCCATATTGTTTATTAACCGCTGCCTGCTTTGCGTAATACTCGTCAAGCGCAATAGCCTGCTCGCGCTGCGCCTGCGCAGCAGCAATGGTTTTCTCAGCAATGGCGGCCTTGCCGAGCGCTGCCTGCTTTTCTGCCTGAGCAGCTGCGATCTGGTTTTGAGCAGCATCGGCCAGCTCTGATGCCGCTTTACGGGCCGCATCCTGCTGCGCCTTCCAGCCACCAGCGCTGCTATCCAGTTCGCCTTTGAGAGAATGTACAGCCGGGATCAAAGCGTTAATTATGCTGCTGCTGGCAACGTTGCTCCCTGCGGCCACCTCATGCAGGACATAATTCAGTTGCCCGGCGCCACGCGTAACCCCGGTAAACTGATCGGAGTTTGCGGCAGGAAACCCGATGCCCTTCGCCGCGGCTACCGTTCGCGCGATGGCTTTTTCAAGCTCGCCAGCCTGCGTCGTCGCCTGGTTATTGAATTTCTTGCTGGCCTGCCCTGCTTTTTCGTATGCGTCAGTGATCTGCGACTTGAAAGCCGCTGAATTCAGGTGCAGGGCAACCGACAGGCTTGCAACATCACTCATTGTCCAAGGATCCTCATAACGTCGGCGCACTGACTGGCCTGCTCAGTGGCGGGTTGAATTGTGGTTACCGGGGCTGGCAGCTCCGGCTGCGTGTATTCCACGGCGTGGCCGGTGAGAGATAGCCAGGCCTGCCAGTGGAGCAGGATATCTGCAGGAAGACTGGCAATTTTTCGAGGGTCCGGCTCCCCGAGGCGATCGGCAAGGGTGTACATAGCCATCAGCCAGGGGGAGTCCATCAGTTTTTTTTCGCTTCCTCCAGCGAGCCCCAGCTATGGCGCTGGATGGTCTGAAGGGCATCAATAAGGGATGCATTAGAGCGCGCTTTAAGCAGCTCATCGGGCGCCGGAAGGTTTTCTGCCGGAATAGGGTTGCCGTTCTCATCCACCATCGCGCTGAGGATGAATGACGCGGTGGACATTGCCATACCCAGAGAGTTGTTTTCCGCGCGCAGCTGCGCCTGTTTCTCGTCATATTCCTCCAGCTCGAAGGCTGTCAGGCGTCGGATAAAGACATCGGCACCGAGGATAGTTACGTTGTGCTGGCTTTTCTCCGGGGCCAGCAGGCTGGATTTAAGATCGTCCATCAAAATTCTCCATTAAAAAGGCCGCTGTGCAGCGGCCGTAAAAGGTGGTTTGAGTAATGTCGTCTGTTGGTGCTTAGCTACCCGGCGTGTTGTAGCCCCAGGTGATGTTGTTCTGCTTGCCGTTAACCGTAACCTGAATTACTTCGCTGGCCGGGGCGGTGATTTCATTCAACTGCCAGCCGGAGAGCGCCATAATCATCGTCGCGGTACGACCGTTCGGCAGCTCAATATAAAACTGCACTGTTTCGCGCTGCTCAGCAGCATTCAGGAAATCGGTAAAGCTGGTATTGGATGGGTCATCGACGAACCCAAGGGATTTTTCCGGCCCTTCAGCCATATCTGAAAGGAACTGCTTCTGAGTGTCGATCAGCGTGGTACAGTCGACAAAGGAACCGGTCGCACCAGTAGCGCCAAGTGCCTTACAGTTAACCAGGGGCAAGAAATCAGCAACTTCCTCTCCTGATTTTCCCCATTTAACTACGGTTCCCGCGGGAAGCATCGCGTATTCCGGTGAGCTTTTATCAGCCATTTTCTATCCTCATTTAGCGGTTATTTTCGATCCCCTCACGGATACGGACCGAGAGAACACGCAATATTTTTGCGCGGTTGTAATCGAGCGCCGGGCGCATGAAGGGATTGGCAACCTGTTTAACGGTGCCAAACTCCTGCGCCAGTGCTTTCATGGTGTGTTCTTTTGACGGGCCGACACGGATAGTCACAACTGTCTTCCAGCGTGCATCATTCATGCGGTTCCTGTAGGTTGCCTTGATGCTGTCGCGCATGTGGGGGCCAGGGCTGCTTTCGTCGTAGCCCGCATGCTGCTGCATGTCCTCGCTGACGATTTCCATTGCCTCCTTGCCTGCCTGGCCGAGCACTTTAACGGCAAGTTTTTCCCCCATAGCTTCGAGCTGGCGCTCCAGCTCCTGCAGACCTTTAACCTCCATTCGGATCATGTCGCATCCTCCGGACAGTAAAAAATGTAGTCCCGCACCCGCCGGTACTTACCGCCATCATCTGGTTCAAAGCTCTCCCGAACTCCCTGCCGTTCTACGTACTGGACGGGATAACCACCAATATGACCGTGCTGTATAGTTTCCCAGAGAGCCCACAGACTCTTATCCATTTCCTCTGTCCTGCTGTAGAGGGAAGAGACAAAGGCTATTTGGTAGCGAGCAGCCACAATTTTCGTGCGTATGGTGCCAGTGACAAGCTGCGGATCGCTTATCAGTTGGAGCGTCACAAATTCGCTTTCCGTTTGCGGGCCTATCAGTGGATAAGCTTTCACCCCTAACAACGCCTCGATCTCGTTTTTCAGGTCAGGAAACACGTGTGAAATCCTCCATACACAGGACTTCAATATTGCGTCTGTCGCGTGTGGGTAACGGTGCAGTCACAGTGAAAACGCGGCCTTCTCCCTTATTAGTTACCTCAATCAGACGAGTAACCGTGGCCCGAATATCATCCCGGTATCGCATGAAAATTTTCGTGGTCACGTTCGAACGTTCGGCGTTGCCGCTGATGAAGTCCCGTCCGGTAACAGAGCGAATATCCGCAGAGATAAGACCCAGACTTTTCCAGCCAATCGGCTGTCCAAATTTGTCACGCTCATCCGTTTTAATTTCTATCCGGACACGGTGACGGAGGCGGCCTGGTTCCATCAGGAGCCCTCCTCTTCAGAAACACCACGCCAGTTGCGGCAGGAGAACATCAGATTTTCAGCCGCAGCATTGGTATAAAGCTGCACCTCTGTCTGGCTGGTTCGGTGTTCGAACAAATCACCGAAGACCAGCAGCATGGCGGATACCACAGGCGAGGGAATATCTGCAGCCACTTCCCAGCGAGGTTCATCGCACCAGCGCAAGCAGTAATCGAGCGCCGCCTGGGCATACCGTTTAATCACTGCATCGCGATCGTCTGTGTCCATTTCAACGTGCTGCCTGAGCTCTTCGAGCTGCACAACGTCAAGTACATCTATGGTCATAAGCGAAAGGGCGGGGTCCCCCGCCCACCTCCATCAACTGCCGGATTCAGCAAAGCTGCCCTTGATGAGCGCAGATGGACGATAGTGCGCCAGCGCCAGGCGTTCTTCGCACAGGATGGTCAGCATGTTTTTTACGAAGTTGTCGCGGTCTTCGCGGCTCACTTCAATGCTGGCATCCATGCGATCCCAGACCTGCGAGGCCATGTCGAAACCACCGACGGTGAAGGTCCCCTGCGCCTGCGCGCGGGTTGGCACCACTGGCAGCCCCCACATGATGTTAGTGGTGAATGCCTGCGGGCCGCCGAAGATATAGCGACCTTCGTTATCCTTCAGCAAAGCAATGCCGTGCCAGTCGCGCGGGTTGAGAATGATGCCTGACGCGCTGAACTCGGATTCAGTTACCTGGAAGATCGCATGCGCGATAATGTCCGCACGGGTATCACCAGTAGCATTCAGGCCGCTATCGTAGGCAGTGGCCACATGGTTGATACCTTCCAGATCATCTCCAGAGCCATCACCGTTCAGCAGCTGCCGTTCTTCTTCCAGCGCCAGACCATACAGCAGGCGGTTGTTGACGTAGGACTGAAGCATTGGTGCATCATCCATTACCTGACGTGATGCCTGGATCCAGTGAGCGATTGTTTTTACGTTTGCCGTTTCTTTGCTGAATTTCAGTTCGGATTCAGGTTTCAACGCCTTTTCCGCCACGCTGGCGGCACTGTTGGTGAATAGATCTTCACGCACGTACTCCAGCGAGTTGCTGGAGATACGCCCCTGCGCCAGCAGATCACGAATTGTTAGGCGGCGTAGGCCTGGCATCACGATGCCCGGCACCTGCATAGGTTGAATTAGCGTACCAGCGGAGTCGGCGTCACTGCCTAGCGATTTGTTGAAGGTTTTCGCCTCGTAATGCGACTTGCTGCCGTTCCATGATTTGGTGAGTTCTTCTGCAGCGCGTTCGGAGAATGATTTCTTCTCACCCGGATTATCCGGGCCTGAGGACAGTCGCTGCTCGAGATCAAACAGGCGCTGGCCGGTCTTGGTCATCTCTTCGTTGACCTTCGCCATATCGTCCTGCAACTGCTTGGAGGTCGTGCCGTTCTGTTCAATTTGCTGTTTCTGCTCATCAAAGAGTCCTTTCAGCTTGGTCTGGGACTCTTCGAGTGCTCTCTGGATTTGTGCGAGTTCTGACATATTGTATTTTCCTTATTTCGGATTAAAGTCGGTGATGCTCTTGAGCAGAGCGCTGATATCGGGTTTGTTGGGGTCGCCTTCAGACTCACTCCGAATGGCCGATTTGAAACGGGCTATCAGCCCTACTGCCTGTGACTTGCTTAGTCCGACTGAATCCCTCAGCCAGCACTCCACGTCACGGATGGTTTCTATCCCATCGATACTCTTCATCGAATCCACACCAGCCAGCTCGTTCGCCGGGAAAGTGCAGACACTGATTTCTTTTAGCCAGGAAATGTTGCTGAAGATGTAGCCACCATTAACGCCAATGCTGTAATCGTCTTTGGTGAACGAAAAACCGATGGACATACCTTCAACCGTGCCATGGATCATGGCGGCCTTCAGGTCGGATGCTCCGCTGTGCCCTGGTGTTAACTGACCGCGAACAAGCAAGCCTTTGCTGTCTTCCTGGATGCTGTCCCACTTGCCAACGGGGATCTCCCACTGACGATGATTGAAAAACATCGCCACCTTGCGGGTCTGTGTCTCCAGTGTTTTCTTGAAAGCACCGGGCAAAATAATGTCGCCGTCCGAATCTGTGTTACCGAAAACAGAGGCATATCCCTCAAAAATCCCCTGCTGCCCATCCCCGGCAAATTTGATTTCAGTTTCTTCAAACGACAGCGTTTTGATGATGTCAGGCATCGTGGCCCCCATAAAAATTAAGCCCCGTCATTTCTGCGGGGCTCTTTGTTGTTGCCGAGATCGGTTATTGGTACGTATTGCGCCTGTCGCATCGCGACGTCACCACCTGGAAGTGGTGGATAATTATCAAGTCGCCGCATTTCATTTATGGTTCGCAGGCCAGCTTCCCCCATAGCCTTCATGAAAGCAGCACGCGACGCTGAGTCGCCACGAAGAAGCCCATCAAGATTATGCTCTGCATGATAAACACCAACCTGCTCTGGCTTCAGTAACCAGCGCTGAATGCCATTCTCCCAGCGGGATATATACGGCTGCAGGGTGTACTGCAGAAATCCCAGGTTTTGCTGCTCAATACCTGATCCCCAGCTGGTACTCTTCTCAACATCCCCTACCAGATGCGGAGGAACGCCGAAGAACCGCGCCAGTTCACTTACCTGAAATTTTCTGGAAGCCATCGTCTCGGCATCCTGCGGGCTGACGCCAATATCATGAGCCTGGAAGTTCGCTTCCAGGATCCAGAGGCGTTTTTTTACCGGGCCGCCTGCAATCTCCTTGAAGTTATCTTCCAGCTGCGTGCGCTGTTCTTTGGTCAGCACGCGATCGCCTGTCGTCAGAATTTTGGGGGATTTGGCGCCGTTGGCGTAAAACTCTCGCTGCTGGTCTTCCATTGCCACCGCAACGCCCGCTGATTTACAGGCATGTGCAATAGGAGATAGACCGGTCAGGCCATTAAAGCCGAAGCCTTTCAAATGGAAAATTTCACGTTGTGAGAAATTGGCGTATTCATTGTCACGCTGGTAACGATAAACAATGCGCTTTCCTTCAAGTCGGACATCCATATTGGCAGACATCAGCGGCAGGAGGCTGACCACATCACCTACGCTATTTCGCTCAACCAGGGCGTAAGCATTGCCGTAGAAACACAACTGCATCGTCATGGCTTCACGGAACTCCTGCGCCGTCATGTACTGATTTGGCGAGTAGCGCAGCAGGCGGGCCAGCGGATTGTTCAGGTCAACCTTTTTACGGTTATCCTCTTTATCTGTTTCGAACACGTCCAGGGGTAGACAGGCGGTCAGCGTGGAAATCAGAGAAACACATCGCCAGACGGTCGATATCTGCAGGATGCGTTCATCTGTAATTTGTGAATCGCCCAGGGTGCCGCTGGCTGAAACAGGTCCGGTCTGTGAACCCTGTTCAGGTGTTACCAGCCGTCCACCAACGAACCACGAAGCTACCCGGGCCCACCAGCCGTTATTTGTGCGCAGATCAATGCTGTAATTTGAATCGTCCATCACATGCTCAACGGTTGTGAGAAGAAATCGTCAATATCACCTTCGTCAGTGACATCACCTTCAGATGCGCCTATTGCCATAGCTGAAGCCACCACGCCATCGATACGGCCGGTGCTTTTCTTCTTGGCAAAGATGCGGTTTTCCTTCTGGTCCGCCTCAGTCACGGCGGATGCTGCATTCCAGCGCAGACAGGGATTGGTTTTTATGATGATGTCGCTGTCGTCAAGCCGCTGTTCGAAAAGCTCGATAGAGTGCGGCATCCACAACCCTGACTCCTGTGCTTTGTAATATCCCTGACCGTGGGGGATTAAAGGGACCGATACACTGGCCTCTTCGAGCTCAGGTTCAAGGTATTTAATGCGGTACTGGTCAAAGGCGATCGCTTTGATAAAAAACATCTGGGAAAGGTCGGCTATACGCTCGGCAACAAATCCATACTTCACCGCTTTGCCTGGCGTGGTGTGGATGTACCCGTCGCGCTCCCAGGCGTCATAAGGCACCCTATCCGTTTTTGCACGATCCAAAAGTGTGTCTTTTGGGGTCCAAAACTCCACCAGAAGCTTTCTTTTTTTCGGGAAAAACAGCGCAAGGGCGGTAAGGTCCCTGCTTCCTGAAAGATCAAGGCCACCGAAGCATTCTTCACCCTGCAGCTCATGGAGATCGAAATCCTCTTCGCACCCCATCCATACATCGCTGCTCATCCATGGGTTATCAGCATCAACCCACTGGCAGAAGTTGAGGCGGCGAACGATGCTCTCTTTCGACGGCATGCCGCGCGCCTGGGTGACCTGTTCCCTCAAATAACGGTCTGTGAAGGTGTGACCAAGCGACGGATTAGCTTTCTTCCAGCAGGATTCGTCCTTGAACGGGTCCTCACCCTCATCAAGCGAACAGATGAATGAAAAGAAGCTGTCATCCTCAATAGATCCTTCAGCAACTTTTCGCCCGTATTCGTGATAGTCATAACAGACGCTGGTTTTGTCGTGGCCGCTGTTGGTGATCATGAAAATCAACGCCTGCCGACGGCCTTTCGTGCCAGCGCGCATCATTTCAACGACTTGGTTGTTTTTGTGTTCGTGGATCTCGTCAATCAGGGCACAATGCGGGCGCGGTCCTGACTGCCCGTCGTCAGAGCTGATGGGCCTGAAGAAAGATCCCGTCTGAAGAAAAGCCAGGTTCCACTCTTTACCGGCACCACCAGATTTATTGATCCGCTGCGCCAGCGCCGGTGACTGGTCCACCATCGCCACCGCATCACGAAACAGGATCATGGCCTGGTCTTTTTTCGTGGCCGCAGCATACACTTCAGCGCGAGGCTCTTTGTCGGCTACCAGGCAGTGCAGCGCTATTCCCGCGGCCAGCGGTGACTTTCCGGAACCTTTCCCGGATTCGACGTAAACCATTCGAAATCGGCGAAAGTCATCCGAGTTTTTCCAGCCAAATATCGAACCCACGATAAAGCATTGCCACGGCAGCAGATTGAAGGGCTTTCCCTCATGCTCACCGCCATTCAGCTTCAGCACTTTGGCGAAAAAGTCGATGGCGCGCTGCGCAGCTGCAGGATCCCACACCAGCCCGCGTGCGTGACAGGATTCCAAATCTTTGAGGTGACGTTTACAGGAATTTCGGATATCTGGTCCGGCAATTTCCTTACCGGAATCCACATCCATCGCGTATCGCGTTGCGGGATCAACCGAAGAACTGGTTGAGCGGGTCTTCTTCTTTTTCTCCACCATCAACTTTCACCTTCGTTCTGGCGGCCGGAGTGAGACCGAATTCAACCAGGTAGCTTTTAAAACGGCGATCGGCATCTGCCAGCATGGCGACAGCCGGATTCGCTTTGATCAGAAATCCACCTTCTGTCTGCACGGTGTACGTTCGCCCCTCATCGGCGATTGTCAGGCGCAGCTGCAGAATGTCGGCGTAAATATCACAGAGACGTTCGAGCGCCAGCGTATCGGCAATCGTCAAAATCCCCATACCGTCCAGCAGTACGGTTAACTTTCCCCAGGCCACCTTTCCCCAGTCTGTGAGGTGCTCAGGAGGGCTAGGGATTTCCCGCGCCGGAGTGGGCTCTTTGTCGTTGAGTTTTCGTTTGCCCGGGTTACCGGTTACCACTTTCAGGTGGGTCGGTTTCGGACGTCGTCCTGCCATCGGAACCTCCCGGAAAAAAACTTTTCATTTCGCGGTTATGCACAAAAAGCACGAGCGGCGGTCATTTGCGGTAGGGGGGTTGAACTTTTATCCCTCCCCCTCCCCTTCGGGGAACGGAACACATGAGAAACGTTATCGTTTGAACCAGTGCGACGTCGGGTCGAGGGGGGTGCCGCTCTCGTCACAGCCAATGATGGAGCCTCTCTTCTCCATCCTCTGCTTCGTTGAGTCATGATGCTGCTTGCAAAGTCCCTGCCAGTTACTGCGGCTCCAGAAGAGCTTCTGGGCTTTGCTTATGGCAGCCGCATCAGCAGAACGGAGCGCCTCTTTCAGTTTGTGAGGGGTGATATGGTCAACTACCGTTGCTGCTACCACCCTTCCCTGCTCATGACACATCACACAGAGTGGATGGGCGCGAAGGAAGACAAGGCGCTCTCTATCCCATTTGCTGCCGTAGATACGAGGCTCTTTATTCACGCAAGCCTCCACGCTCTGCGCCGCTCTGTGCGTGGCGCCGCATCGGGGTGACGCTCAACCGATTCGCCGTCAGCATGATCCACCAGCGAGTAGCATGGATAGACAACAGCGCCACCATAGGCATCACCCACAGCATAATCAGCAGGCTTGCTGCTGTGCCATCGAGACAGAACACGGTTCAGGTGCTGAGGCGGGATGCTGTAGCAGACCCCGTGTATCAGCCGCTGAAGTGTAATGAAGTCTGCTCGTGACTTATCTGCAACAATCAGCCAGTCGGCTATCTCTTTCTGATACTGCGGTGGTCGGCCGGTACCGAGATAAAAGCTCAGCATGTCGTCAGGGAAACGAGCCAGCCAGTCAGTTACCTTTTCGGTGAATCCATGTACTGGCAGCGCGTCGTCTTCCAACACCACTACACGGCAAGGCTGCTCAACTGCCCACTCGATAGCGCGCCGATGATTCCAGTTAGCGCCGCGATGACCATCATCAACCAGCAGGTGAGCATCCAGCAGCGCAGCAAGCCGTTGCGCTTGTCCTAAGCGGTTGTGATGGCCGACCACCACAAACTTTATGTCTTCAGCCACCAGCGAATCTCCAATAAAAAAAACCGCACAATGGCGGTTACTGTCTGTTTATCAGGGTGTTGTGCTTAACAAGTTTGAGTTAATCTCATAAAAATAATTAAGGAGTGGATTAATGGATAAAACACTAAAATACGATCGAGCTCTGCAGCTTGAGGTTTTGAATGCTTTAGTAGACTGTGCACCTCGTTCATTAACATACCCACAGGAGCTTGAACTAATTGAAAAATTTCAAGATGAAGACCATTTTATTGCATGTCTTCTATATCTTGAAATGCATGGATTGATAAGTAATCCGCTAATAAAAAGTCAGACTTTAGGTGAAGGCGTTAAGTACAGTTTTAACTCACACTCATGTTACATCACCGAGAAAGGTATAGATTTCTTGCTGGATGATGGCGGTTTAAGTGCCATTTTGAAAGTTCAAACTGTAAGACTTCACAATGACACTATAACTGCCCTTGAGGACATAATTCGGGTTGCAAATATGCCTGAAGATCAGAAGAATGGATTGATTTCAAAACTCCGAGAGCTTCCGGCAGACGCCATAAAACATTTGACCCTACAGCTACTGACTCAGGGGGCTCTGAATCTGCCGAGCGCAATTCAACTAATTCAAAAAGTCCTCCTGTAGGGCTAAATTCGTCGGAGGGGCGGATTAATGCAAATTTGCCCCATCCAAGCGTACTGCTAAGAGTTATCCAGAACGCTTGCCGCGCGTCGGCATGAATGTAAAAACTATTTTTGTGCATTACAGCAGTAAAGATATTGATCGTTACTTGTGTTTCCACCATGCGGCCTCCTTACCAATCCCATCAGTTTTGAAAACGGTGTGCACATGAGGTCCGGTAATCACCTTTCCTGCGAATGAATGCGCGACAATACCGAACGCCAGCATGTCACCCACAGCTGAGCCAGCCTGCTCTTTCTTCCAGAAGCGATAACTTTCGATCCGGTAGTAAAGACGGATGATGCCATGAGCGAACGCCATTAAATCAGCGCGGGTGCCACCCAGCAGACCAGCGTTAAGCATCACATCGTTACGGTGCGCTTCAATGAACTCCTGATAGACACGCTCAGGATGATTCTGCTTTGCCCAGGTGTCGGCGTAGGTCTTCGGTTCGGAACCGACGTAAACATTCCCGGGCTGCATTTCTTCCCACGGTGCGCGGAGCATTTCGACGTCTGTACCATCGGTACACCAGACGAACCGGTATTCAGGGTGATCGCGTAAATGCTGCCAAATATGCAGCCAGCGCCGGAAGTAGACATTCATCTTCACGTTAGGGACGCGGTGAAGTTCAACATCTGCCGGGGCTGTCTGCAGTTCATCCACCAGCGCGATACGTCCACACTGCCGGAGTGATACGGCCCATTTAGCCAGCATGTCAGGCGAGGCCGTAAGTTTGGTACCGCGCTGCGGGTCAGGCTGACTTGTGAGCAGCGTTGTGATTACCACGTCGCGCTGCTGCCGGTATTCAACATAACCGGTATACCCGATATCACGCCGTTCGTTGTGGATTTTAACGTTACGTTCCACCAGTGCCTGCCGGTCTGGTTTCGGTACGGAACGCTCTACAGCCTCATGCTCATCAAGAGAATGAATCAGCTTTTCTGAACCTACGACATCAGCGTAAGCCCACGTCGTGAGGCCAGCATTATGAATACGCAGGGCAAGGTCGCTGTGCTCGTACATGCCGCGACCATAAACCGGATCGAATCCTCCAACCTTCTCAATGGCACTACGGTGGTAATACAGCATCACCCCGCGCTGCCCGGTGTACGCCACATGCTGATCATCGCGGTAAAGCACCGAAAGGTCATTGAGCTTATTCTGGCCAGCAAGATCGAGGAACTGGTAAGCCAGGTGTGGCTCGGGTGATTCGATGTAGGGAAGATGCCAGTCATCGGCGATAGGCCAGGCATCATCATCCCACAGAAAAAGATGCTCGCACCCGGCATCCATCAGGGCTGACAGGCTGGCGTTCTTCGAAGCAACAATGCCGAGTGATGTTTCATGGCGATGCAGTTTAATGGTATCTGGTACTTCAGCTCTAGGTAAAGAGCCATCATCTATAACCATCAACAGTGTACCTGCTGGCAAATGCATATTATGTTGTTTTATTGCCATCTTAAGAACATCAGCTCTATTGCGGGTTGTAATCGCAATACCAATACGGTTCTCTGAAGCGCAAGCAGGAACAAATGAAACACCATCAATATTTACATTCATAAGCCCTCAAAATTTCTAAAGTTATCTCTTTGAGAAATTAATAAATTTAAAGAGTGCGTTCATGTTTTATTTAATACCTATAACACGAATTTCCTTTAGTTCTTTTGTAAAATCTCTGGCTATAGACTGAGATGTAATGAATGTGACTTGTGTAAAAACACAATTGATAAAATTGCAATTCTTGAACTTCATCACTCCCTCAAGAAAAACAGTCCCTACATCATCGGGTAGAGCGATCATATCACCACAAACATCAAAAGCAGAGTTATGGATTGACCCACCGGCTATCATAATGGTCATGGGTCCAACCAAGTGGCAACCTTCAAATGTTTTATGGATTTGTATTTCATTTCTAGGTAATCTCAAATCCTCGACTGGTATTATTAAATTATTGAAAGTTTTATCTAACGGGTTTACTTTGCTAGGTTTTTGAGATAAACGCTCGTAGTATTTAACTTCGAAATCACTTACTTTTGCAAGTTTAAACATAAGAATTGAAAGAAATATCATTGTCATCATCGCAACTGCTATAACCCCCACCCAAAAAAAACCTAAGTTTTTTACCTGAGGTTGGAGCCAAGCGAGGATACTAGTTAATCCCGCACCACCAAAAAAAATGATTGCGAAATTTATCAAGTTATAAAATTTTTCGCCTATGCTGAATAAACTATCAAAAGATTTTAATCTTTCGCGGATTTTTTTAGACATAATAGCCCACCATATTGTTAATAATTTGAGGTGGGATACTAACATATCCTTGCGATATGATTGTTGAAATTATAATGCAAATGATATGAAGTTAGTGATGAATGGAGCACCTTTGGATTGTGTTTGAAATTTATAGTGTCCGGAAAGTGTCAATTTTAACGTCAATCAAGACCGTTTGTTGAAGATCAGCCTGCAGTTCGCCTGCCACGCTTTGTTATGCGCCAGGATGTCTTTCTTCGTCTGGCGGTCCAGGACATCCCAGTCGTGATCCGTTCCGTAGATGGGTTTAACCCAGTCGCAAGCCGTGTCCACTACCTCAACCTTTACGGGTCCAGTTGTCCCGCAGCTCGCGATCAACATCGTCATCAGGCATATGGTTAACAGTCTGCTGTACATTGCTGGCCTCTTTCGTTGCTTCTACCCGGCGTTCGGCTACTGCTTCAGTGGCTGCGGCCTTTTCTTCGGTGCGCTGCTGGTCTGCTTTGGCTTCCGCTTTGCTGGTGCCGCGTGAATGACCTAGGCCAAACGCGGCGGCAATAGCAGCAAACACCGCGACAACGAGTCCGGTAATCATCTCAAGCGTCATATAACCACCCGCTCCTTTACCCAGCCATAAACAAACGTTTCGTTCGCGCTGCGCTGTTCTGCCAGCTCAAGATAACGCTGACCTTGGCTACAATTCAGGGCACGAAGCATAACCAGCTCACCCTCTTTTCCGCGCCGGGAAAGATAGCTTTTTAACGCGCTGATAGTTCGCGGACCAATAAAACCATCTGCAATCAGATCGGGATAGAGCGTGCCCTGAATGTTGAACACGTTCAGCCAACGCTGAAACCATTTGGTCTGCACCGATGGGCCCATATTTACGCCTGTGTCGCAGAGTTCGGCAGCGATGGCTGGTGATACCTCAGAAACAAGGTCGAAGCGTGGCCCTGTCCAGTAGTCAGCTGTCAGGATATCCAGCGCCTGCTGGCGGGTAAGGTTGCGCATATCACCGTTATAACCGTGTGCGCGAGCTACCGCTTGTGTGATCCCCCAGTTAGTTGGACCGCCCTTGTCGTCAGGGTGATTAACATAGCCGCCCTCTTTACCAAGAATGGCATCAAAAATTTCGTCTTTGGTCATGGGTATTCCTCAGCGCATCAACCAAGCGCGCCACGTTTCCCCGAGCCCAGAGAACGGCAGCACATATCAGGACGTTCACCAGCACCACGAACCAGTGAGATTCTTGGTACAGGCCGAACAGGTAACGGAAAGGGATGCTGGCGTATACCAGCACCGTGAAATAAGCCATCAGCGATATCAGAGGGCGATGTCTCGCCCCGCCGCGCTGGTAAAACATCAGGACAACAACAATCACTCCACAGATAAGAGCGTTCACCATTGCACTCGGATCACTTGTTACCATTGCTGGCCCCTCCACCACGTAAACGCGAGAGAATTCCAAACAGGCTACCTAAATCCTGACTGTTGACGAACGTCAGCAGCTTAATAGCAATAGCGGCTACGATTACCGCGCCAAGCGCATCAAGTGGCCTGTCGCTATACCCCGTCCATTTGGAGAAGTAAGATCCAACCAGTGGAGCGCCGATAACGCCGAAGATGAATGAGGTGATGAAGTAGCCTACCAACTTAAGGCGGCTGATATTAACCGCCGTAGCGACGTAGAACACCGCACCAGCGAATGCTCCAAACACCACACCGTAATCTATACCGGTTGCCAGGCCGAACATGCTGGCCCCCATCAGACCACCAGCCGCTACCGTAGTGCCAGAAACAGGATCGGACATTTAGCCCCCTCTTATAGCTGTGAGTCCTCTCATAACAGAGGGGATACAATTAAAATTTTTTTCGTTATAATGACTACCTTTCATTCTCAGAAGCTATAGTAATGGACTCTAATAATTTAACGATTGCAGCCACTATTTTTGTTGCATTAATCACAGGTCTGCTCGCCTATACATCCGCACTCTCTGCCAAAGAAAAAGAGGTAAAATTATCAGTATATGAAAAATTGGGTATTGATCTTCATGCTGCTCTCGAGTCATTACAGAACAATACTGAATATCTAATGCAGATCATTTTATTTTCAAAAAAAACCAACCGGCTAGCTTTATTAGATGCTAACAAAAAAGTACCAGCAGACCTAAGTAAGCTCAGAGAACTTAAAGTTCGCGTTATGTTTTTTGATATAAAGCTTTTCAAAAAATACGACGAAATCTTAAAAAAACATGGAACTCTTACGCCAAGGTTATTTGGCTTAGGTTCTTCATCAGGAACAAGACCAATCAACCCGAACAAATATCTAACAACTTATGAAAAGAAGAGATATATATTTGAGCTCGAAAAAACATTATCTTTAATTGAAGAGACAAAGGAAATTTTAATAGCTGAAACCTCAAAGAGGTACAATAATACCTTAAGTTCCTCACGACCCATCAATAAAGTAATCTATGCACTAGTTATTATTATATTACTTGTTGTTGTTTTCCTTCCAGCAAAGAAAGAAGAGGAAAAGAAAAGCAGCACTACAAACATTTACATTCTTAGATAAAAAAACCCGCTCAGTAGCGGGTTCTTAATGTTTGTTGCTCAATTCGGTTTAACGTCCCGAGCTTAACATAATTTAATCACTTTCCGCGCAATCATTCAAGTAGAATTTGTCGCTATTTGTGCCGAATGCGTCACACATTGGTCTAAATAGAGCCGATTCTGCAACACTTAGCCAAACGTCAATGCGGCTCTCGCATGTTCTCAAGCACCATTCTGGATGGTTTTCATTAAGCGATCTTGCCATGGCTTTCTTACTCATTCGATAGACATACCGATGTTTAATCAGGTCATACAGCCGCTTGTTGTCAGCGCGCAGAAGCTCGGCACTGAGCACAGAGTCAATTTTAAGCGCCTCTTCGTCAGAACAGAACGCCAGTCCGCTTTTGTTTTTTCCTTCAAGAATCTCTTTGAAGAAAGCCTCAAGCTCAGGTTTGCTTATACCCGCTTTCTTCATGCGGCGTAGCGCTTCGTTGATCGCTGTCTTTGTGATTTTTCCGGATGCAAGCAGCTGGTTGAACATGTTTCCGCCTGAGCCACCACCGATATAAGACCAGCGGCCCCACATACGGAGCTTACCCTGTACCCAGATGCTTTCGAGAGTGCGAAGGCGAACCATCTCGCCGGATTTGCCAACTTCTGAAGGATTGATCATGTTGCGTCTCCACTTACGCCAGTGCGCCGATTGCCAGCGCACGATCTAAAAACCGAAACAACAACACCAACTGGTCGCCGTGCTTCGCTTCAAATGCCACAGGATCAGCGTGCAACTCATCGTGATGCGCTCTGCACAGCGGTATCACAAACAGGTCGTGCGCTTTGGTACCCATTCCACCCTGCCCGTGGCCTATCAGGTGGTGGGGGTCGTCTGCCGGGTTATTGCAGCAACTGCACTGCTGCGACTTCACCCAGCGGGTGTATTTATCGTTCTCCCAGCGGCGGCGCTTTGGCCTCAGCATGAAAGATTCTGGTGATTCAGGATCGACCTTCACCGAGACTATCTTCTTAACTTTCTCCTGGAGGATTTCAGTCGCCGGTAATGACGGAACAATGTCACTTTCCCGCATAACGGAACTGTGCGATTCAGGCTTAATCCTGAGTGCCTGGTTAGCCACTGATTCAGGAATAAGGTCAGCCAGATCGTTACGTACCATCCACCAGCAGAACTCCGGAAGCGTCAGGGTGTGGTCTGCGCTAAAGCCCAGCATAATATTCACCCTTTCAAGCAGCCATTTTACCAGGTTCTGCATGGCAATTCCTGCCAGTCTTTCAGTGGTTTGTTCACGTAACTGGTTATCACAGCCCCAGCAAAGGAGAATGCTTCCGGGGGCGTGACGCATCACCGTAAAGTCCTTTGAGTGCCATTCATTGTGGGGCCACTGACATTCGAATTTTCGCTCCAGCCAGGCATCAAGACTGCTCAACCCACCAGCGCGCTGAATAACTCTATCGTTTAGGAAAAGCTCCTGCATACTTGCATCATCTGTCAGTGGCTGGTGAGCTTCCGGAATAAGCCCAGATGGCAGATGCTGGATTGCTTCGGATGGCGTTTCAATAACCACCCGGCCACGACGAAACAGCCACAGTAACTCGTTGCCAGGGCGGAACAGCACAACTCCGGACATTGGTGCAACTTCAGGTGTCAGTATGGCTCTCACCCTATTACTCCTACCGCTGGTTGATGTTTAGTGATCGCTATTTCAACCCTGCCACCCGGAACTTTAGGGCCCCACTCCACCAGCATTCTCTGCACCTGGCTGTCATCCTCCCAGATACCAGCATGTGTAAGCGCGTCAAACAGAGCCTTGTTGTAATTGTCGATGTCGCGGCGGCGTGCATCTGGCGGAAAGAGAAGGATCTCCACCGCAGCTGGTGACGATGATGGTTTTGGAAGGCAACGCAGCTGCTCAATAATCGCTGCGCATGCCGCACTCTGATATGCCCTGCCTTTCTCACTGATAAGATGGCGGCCTTTTAACGGCCCCTTGTTAGGGGCTCGCCAGTAGGTGTTTACGCTCGGTGGGAACGGGAGCACCAGTTTCATAAAGTCACTCCCTGCTTTTTCAGCCATTCCACCGCGTTATCTCTGGCCATGTCTCCACCGGATAACAGGCCTTTAATGATCGCTACCGGATCAGCATCCAATTCTGTTTTGACGACGGTAATGCCTCTGGCAGCGCCAGGAGCAATGGAGATGTAACCCTTTTTCTTAAGCGCCTTTACGTGCTCAGCGGCAGCATTCTGCGATGAGCAACCAATCAGTTCAGCAAGCTCTATTAAAGTTGGTGGGAAGCCAACCTTCTCGATATGAACCTTGATAGCTTCATAAACTTCACTCTGACGCGGCGTTAATTCGATCATGACTCGACTCCATAACGCCCGTTCAGGCGTCCGATTACGCTGTTGAACATCACCAGGCTTACGCCCATCGGAGAGTATTTCATCAGACGTTCCTCGCTCGGCCAGCAAGACACCAGCCATCACCGGTGGTTTTAACCCTCGGCGCCATGCTCAGGCAGCGCTTACGCTCTTTGAGAATTTTGGCTCGCATGGTTTCGTTCTTTGAGCGATTGAATGCCTCCATCAGAACGGTAGCAGCACGCAGATAAAGCCCCTTGTCAGATAACTCTTTTGCCTTGTCCATCATCGCAATGACAGCTTGGTTTGGTGCTGCTTCCTGTTTAGGCTCTGGGATTACTTCAGCTTTTTCGAACGGCGCGCGTGGGATGATCGGCCCAATAGGTCCTGTCGGGGCTTGTGCGTAGTAACGGAAGTTAGGACGCACACCTTTGCGCTCAGCGCGGTTAAGCATGACCAGGCGGCATACCGCACGCTGAACACTGTGCAATGCGAACTCCGGGAGTTCTGCGGCGATCTGCTTGTTCGTCAGTCCGGGGTTTTTGGCTACGAACAGCTGGATAGTTTTCAGAAAGCTCATGAGTTCGCTCCTCTGAAACCGTTGGGGACTTTGCTGTAGTCAGTGTTCTGGAAGCTGGAACGGAAAACGCCATCTTCACGGACCCACTCACCGTTAACACGCGGTGGACGGCCAGCTTTATGCCAGCTGGTCGCTGACTTCAGGTAGCCTGGGAATTTGGTCGGCTGGAAAAGCGTCTGTGGTCGAAGATAGGCCGCCATCGTCAGGTCTTCGCTCCACTTGGCGTTGCAGTAATCCACCACCAGCGACAATTCTTCAACAGTGAAGCCCTCCCCGATTCGGGCACGAATGTTTTGCAGCGAGGTTGTTGAAACCTGATAACGCGAACTGGTCACCTGGTTGAGATGGGTTAAAACCTGTTTAGCCTGATCGGTGATCAACACTTCACCGTCTGGTTGCGACGCAACCGGACAAAAAGGGTTTTTAATATCTGTAGTATTCTCTGTTGTATTCTCTGTAAGAACATCAGTGCATTTTGACCTGATGAGAGCGGTTCGTTTTGACCCGATGGAGCGTGCCACTTTGACCTCTTCCATCGGTTCATTTTGACCTGATGGAAGAGTGCATTTTGAACTCTTCGATTTGGTCACTTTGACCTCATCTAAAAGCTCGCTTTCGTAGTTGATCGTGTAGTAGTTCGTCATGTCGCGCTGAGATTTGTTCAGCTGCTCAACTTTGAGCACGCCGAGCTGCTTCAGGCGGGTGAATGTGCGCTTCAGAGTAGACTCAGACCAGAACGGGAACTGCTCCAGCCACTGCTCGTTGGTGTTGTAAATCCAGCGCACGCCGTCACGCTCCAGTCCGGAGGTGGTTTCTTTAAGCCAGTAGTTAACCTGCTGCAAAGCAATGGCCTCGTTCAGGCCAATGCTGTATGCAAGGTCAGGGTTTATCACTATCGGCCGGGATGGCATCAACAGGCTCATGGTCGTCCTTTAACTCTGTAAATTTACGCTGGAATTGCTCAAGAGGGCTGAAGCACTCATGATCGTACCCTTCGCGAAGGTATATAACGCGTCGAGTCTGTGGCTCCCATCTGATGACACGGACCGGGACGCCGTAGTGGTCTTTGAATTGCCGGTTAACTTCAGCCATTCTTCACGCCCCTTCTCGTTCATCTGAGCAAAAGCCTCTACCATCGCGTTCTCAGGCTGGTAGTTGTTCGCGTTAGCCTGGTCGTTTAATCTCTCCACATAGCCGAACGGGGAGTCTTTTCCCACCAGTGGAAGGCATCTGAATTGCTTCGCTGGTCTCAATCGGTTTAAACTGTTCATGCGTTAGTTTCTCCACTGAATACGACACGCCAAGACGCCAGGGGCCTGCACGCCCGCTGGCGTCACTTCTTTTGGCTTTGCTTACGGCTAAACAGCGCGACAATCGCGCGAATTTCTTCTTCACGCGCTGCCAGATGGCGGCGGTGATGCTCGTGAATCTCTTCAGCTTCATGCGGTTCTATCACTCCGTCTTCCAGGGCCTTCTGGATAATCTGATCAACCTGTCCGCGTGCTGCTGCAGTTCTCATGACTCGGGTAAAAAGGTCTACGCGATCGAGGTCTTCCAGCTTGGGGGCGTCCACCAGCAAAGCGCCGCGACGTTGCGCGAAGTAATCAGCCAGGAGAGATGTGTTTGAAATGTCTTCCATCGCTTCCAGCTCGTTCACTTCGAAGAAGCGACAGCCGTTCTTCTCGTACAGGTTGTTATTGAACTGCGTCACTGACATGCCTATAGCACCAGCCATAGCCTCACGGCCACCGGGGTACGCTTTGCACATCGCTTTAACTACTTCTTTCAGGCTTGGCTCTACCATGTTGTTTTTCCTTTGGTAGTTACGTAAGGGTGTTCTCTGGGTTACGGTATTACTGCAACTCTAGGTTCAGCCAGTTTGTTTTTGTTAGGGAATGGTCGTACTTCCTCGGCTTCAATTTTCCCGTCTTCCTTAACTAGGATATTTACCCGGCGATTACGCTTGAGGGCTTTGCTTATAGCGCTTTGGTATACCCCAAGAGCCTCAGCTGTTTTTGCCTGACCGTTTTCCAAAACATATTCAGATAGCGGAATAATCTTCATTGGTTTTCCTCGTGGTTTGCACAGAATGAGTATCACTGTTAGTGATAAACAAGTCAACACTAGCGGTGATTGGTGATTATGCCTTGCGGTGATAAATTATTAGAATGAAAAAGAAACCATTGACCGCCGAACAACTAGCTGATGCCAGCAGGCTGAAAGCAATTTTTGAGTCCAAGAAAAAAACTCTCGGGCTCTCTCAGGAGACTTTGGCTGAACAAATGGGGATGGGTCAGAGTGGTGTGGCGCAGTTGCTCAATGGAACGAACGCTATTAATGCAACTCATGCAGCACAGTTTGCCAAGATTCTCGGGGTGAAAGTCGATGATTTCAGCCCCTCCCTTGCTGCTGAGATATCAGCAATGTTCGAAGCTATTGCAAACGGAAGAAGTCTATCTTCAGTATATGAATACCCTCTTTTAACTGAGGTTCAGGCCGGATCATTCTGTCCTGTAAGTACTTTTACTGAACGTGATGCTAAAGAATGGGTTTCAACTACCGCAAAAGCCAGTGATTCAGCCTTCTGGCTTGAGGTTTCAGGCCATTCAATGACAGCCCCGCCTGGCGTGAAGCCAAGCTTTCCTGAAGGGATGCTCATACTTATAGACCCTGAGCAGCCGGTTGAAGCTGGTGATTTTTGTGTTGCTGGTATTTTCAATGATTCAGAGGTGACATTTAAAAGATTTGTTCGTGAAGATGGTAGACCCTGGTTAGAACCACTTAATCCAAGCCCACGATATCAAGCAATTGAATGTAATGAAAATTGTAGGATAATCGGCAAAGTTGTTAAGGCCCAATGGCCTGAAAATATCTTCGAATAAGGAGCCAATCGGCTCCTTTTTTTGAATCTTTTTTCACGTTATTAATCATAAAGTTAACACTATGAGTGATATTTTTATCACTACAGGTGTTGACCGTTTAATTACTATTGGTGATACTAATTATGCACTGGGGTGATGGTGTTTATCTCCATCGGTATGGTAGCAGTATGGTATATGGCACATATGCCGATAGAAACAAAAAAGCGCCCATTAGGGCGCTACGCTCTTTAAAAATCAAAGCCATCAATCACTCATAAACACTTCTTCCATTAATTTGAAGAAGAATGATTCATCGAGAGGGCATTTATTTACGATACCTCGTTGAGATAGATAATCAACATAAAACCAAGAGTATTTTTCTTTTTTCTTATCAAAGTCTAGCGCTAGATAAAGTTGATGAAATCCAACGTCTCTCTGTAATTCAATCTGAACAGTACCAATCCAAATCCCTGCTCTTTCTACGCCAGCAGGAATAAATCTGATTTCCTTCTGACCATAAGAAACGAACAAAGCTTCCTCAGAAACTAACTTATTGAAATCTACATAACTGCTCATAACCTTACGAACTTTAAGCCCACCTGATTCAGCCCATTTTGTAAGCAGAGGGATTAATTCACGCAACGAATCACTATATCTGCTCATCATCGCATGCTCAGCATCTAACTTATTGTTAATTTTGACTTTAAGTTCTTCTAAACGCTTTTTACTAGCATCCTCTTTAGCTTTTAAATTCGCTTTGAACTGCTCTGCAGGATTAGTCATGTTTGAACCTCAGATTGTGTTTACTTCATGCTAGATGCCAAATTCAAGTTAAGAAAATTGATTTTACCTATTGTTTTTGACATGAATACAATAACTTAAATGAAATTAATAGTGTTGAGTTATCTTTCATCTCCACTTCTTATAGACCCTTTAGCATTTCAATGAGTCGTTTACATAAGTTCTTTAACTAGAAAACTTATTTAAACGAAACCCGTGATTTTTCATCGCAATTTTGCGAGGGATTCGTGTAACCAAAAATCAGCGCTGTGCAGAGCGCTTATAACACGGAGAAACTATCCATGACGAACACACAGAACGTCGCCGAGTTACAACCACGTATGACCAGAGAGCAGCTTATTGACGCAGCTCGTAAGGCCGCCCCTCTCCTTCCTGCCGCTTACGGTTGGATGGTTAACGAACTAGCTACACGCCTTGATGTTACCAGCGTCGCGCTCTGTGAAGCGTTGGCGCAGCGTAAGGAACTGGCTGAACAGAACTCCACCCTGCGTGATGATGTTGCCAACTGGGCCAAAGAGTGCGACCGCATCGAAGAGCGCCACACCAAAACACCTACCAACATGCACCTGCTGGAAGCTCAGCGAGAACTACGTGAGCTGCCTCGTGTCGTTATTTCCCTGAATAATGAGGTTGTTCTCTAATGGCTAATTCATTCAAGCAAATGACCAAGGCCGGTGTAATTAAGCGCACCGATACCGGCATGTTTATCGCCCTTTCCGATATCCATGTTCGTGAAGGTTTCAATAAGCGTGAAGACGACGAACGCACCCGCCAGGCTGATGATGATCTGTTCAACTACCTGATGAACGGTGGTTCAGTTCCACCGCTGGAAGTTATCGCCCGTGATGAAGGTGGTGTGTGGGTTGTTGAAGGTCACCGCCGTCGTCGCTGCTATGCCCGCTGCGCTGAAGCTGGCAAGCCAGTAGACCGCATTCACATCATGCCGTTCAACGGTAACGATGTTCAGCGGCTGGCGCGAATCATGACCAGTAACAACCAACTACCGCTTTCCGATATGGAACAGGCCGCAGTTATCCAGGAGCTGAATAACGCCTTCAACCAGACCACCAGCGAGATCGCAAAACTGGTCAATAAGTCTGTTCCTACTGTCGAAAAGCTCCTGCTACTTAGCACAGCTAACCACGACGTTCAGAAAGAAGTTAAATCCGGAACCGTGTCTGTTGATGTGGCCGTTGACCGCGTAAAAGAGTTCGGCGAAAAGGCCGGTGAGGTTCTTCAGAAAGATAAAGCTACTGCTGCCGCAAAGGGAAAGAAGAAAGTAACCCGCAGCGTTATAGCCCCTGAAATTAGCGTTAAGAAAGCGCGTCGTCTTGTCGAGCTGATCAGCCTGGCGGGTATAAGCGACTCAGGAGTTATCTCTCTCGAAGGATTGGTTCATGCAGAAGTCGTGGAAATTCTTGACGAGCACAAAAAAAATCAAAAAGGAGCTACTGAATGAAAACCACGATTGACGCTCGCTACATGGCTCCCGGCCTTATCAACATTGTTTCTATATCTGGCGGTAAAGACAGTCTGGCCCAGTCATTGCGGGCGATAGAGGCTGGGGTAGAACATCTCAACGTTTTTGCGGACACAGGGCATGAGCACCCGCAGACAATGGAATACCTCGACTATCTGGAGCAAAAATTGGGGCCAGTCAAACGCGTTAAAGCTGACTTTACCCGCCAGATTGAAGGTAAGCGCAAGTTCATTGCAACACGCTGGCCCGTAACTCTGGTCGAAGAATGCGGTATGACACCAGAGGAAGCTGCAGAACGTGTTGCTCAAGCCTTAGAAACTCTGCATCCAACCGGAATTCCCTTTTTAGACCTTTGCATGTTGAAAGGTCGCTTTCCCAGCACAAAGGCACGCTTTTGTTCTACTGAGCTGAAACACCACCCCTTCGTGACTGGGTGGTTCTGCCTGCACTTGAAGAGTTCGAAGAGGTGATTTTGTGGCAGGGTGTATGCGCACAGGAGTCACCGGCGCGCGCAAACCTGTCGGAGTGGGAAGAAGATGCAGACGACACACCCGGTCTTCATGTTTACCGTCCGATTCTCAAATGGCAGCACGAAGACGTGTTTGCAATCGCCAAACGGCACGGAATCAAACCCAATCCGCTCTATCAGCAGGGCTGTAGCCGCGTTGGCTGCATGCCATGTATTCATGCCCGCAAATCTGAACTGGCGGAGATTTTCAGTCGCTGGCCGGAAGAGATAAAGCGCGTTGCGGAGTGGGAACGGCTGGTAGCTGCATGTTCTCGCCGTGGCAATTCGACATTTTTCCCGACGACGCATGACCCGCGCCGCGCTGAAAAGCGCATTGAGCTCATTACCGTTGACGCGTATGGAATTGAGAGTTACCGGGACTGGGCGATGACAACTCATGGCGGAGCACAATTTGACTTACTGGCTGAATCAAATGACAAAACAGTTTGCAGCTAATAAACCAATGACCGGCGAACAGCTGAATGAACTGAAGACTGTGGCAGTCAACATGCAGCGCGAAAGTGAAAAAACAGGTGCATGGCCATCTTGACCAGGTATATGACGGTCTTCCAAGCTTCCCTCCTACTGAGGTGGCCAATGCATAACCCATTCGATTTCGTGATGTTCGTGCTGCTCACCTGGGGCGTAATCGACCAGACGGGGTGGATATGGTGAGCAAACTCAAACAGCGGCGCATGCGCCGCCTTAAAGCGGATGTGACCTGGTGGCGCGAGGAAGCAGAAGATTGCCGCTCTCGCCTGCTGGAATTGGCCGGGGAAATAGATAGGCTCAAAAAGCTGGTTATCCGCGTGCCTATGCCGGTTCTCATGCCAAAGGAAATGATCAATCAGCTCTATTACACCGAAACAAAAAGATGTCGTACCTGCAATGATGGACTTCGTGGTGGTTGCTCATCTTGCATTTTCTATAAGAGATAGCCGGGTGCAGCCGGTTAAGTGGAGGAAGTTATGTCCCGCATGATTTCATTAATCGACTGGGCACAAGAAGAGTTTGGTGAACAAGCACCAAGTGAACGCGTATTGAAAAAATACGCTAAGGGCCGAATGATGGTCCCGCCTGCCGTTAAGGTCGGGCGCAACTGGATGGTGGACCGTGAGGCACGTTACGTTGGAGTGATAGCCGAACCTGTTGTTCCTACAAATTCTAACCCCAGATTAAAACGGATCATTGCTGATGGCTGCTAGACCACGCTCACATAAAATTTCCATTCCAAATCTCTATTGCAAGCTGGATAAGAGAACAGGAAAAGTTTACTGGCAGTACAGACACCCCACTACTGGGCGCTTTCATAGTCTTGGAACAGATGAGGCAGAAGCAAAACAGGTAGCTAACGAGGCTAACACCATTATTGCAGAACAAAGAACTCGTCAGATTCTTAGCGTTAATGATCGTCTGGCTAGGATGAAAGGGAAAAGAACAGATATAACTGTTACAGAATGGATTGATAAATATATTGTAATTCAAGAAGAACGCCTCAGAAATAATGAATTACGACCAAACTCTTTTCGTCAGAAAAATAAACCGCTTCGACTGTTCAGAGAACATTGTGGCATGCGATATCTGAAAGATATCGAGACCATTGATATAGCTGAAATCACTGATGCAATTAAGAATGATGGTTTTAGTCGCATGGCGCAGGTTGTGCGAATGGTATTGGTTGATGTATTTAAAGAAGCTCAGCATGCCGGATATGTCCCTCCTGGATATAATCCAGCGATGGCAACAAAGCAACCTCGACATAAAGTTACAAGACAGCGACTGTCATTTGAAGAATGGAAGTCAATTTATGAAGCGGCTGAAACTATGCAGCCCTACCTACAGTGTGGGATGTTACTAGCGCTGGTAACCGGACAACGACTCGGTGATATCTGTAGAATGAAGTTCTCTGATATTTGGGACGACATGCTGCATATCGAACAGGAAAAGACTGGTTCAAGGTTAGCTATCCCTCTTGATCTTAAATGCGATGCATTAGGGTTGACGCTTCGTGATGTGGTTTCAAAATGCCGAGATGCAGTGATAAGCAAATATCTTGTTCACTTTCGCCACTCGACATCTCAGGCAACCAGAGGAGACTGCGTTTCATCGAGTAGCCTTACAACATCTTTTAAAAAAGCTCGGAATAAATGCGGCATCGAATGGGAAAAGGGAACCGCGCCAACATTTCATGAACAACGTTCGCTTTCAGAAAGATTGTATGAGGCACAAGGGGTCGATACGCAAAAATTACTCGGCCACAAATCACCTCAGCAGACTGCTAAATACCATGATGACAGGGGAAAAGACTGGACTGTCATAGCCGTTTGAAAAGGATGTTTTATAGCCAGTTTTGGGGAGGGATTTTGGGGAAGGTTTTGGGGAAGAAATTCATTAGCTAAAAAAAACGGGAACCATCAGGTTCCCGTTCTTATATAACCCAGAAACTGGATTACATGTTCGCGATAATCGCGTCGCCAAACTCTGAGCATTTCAGCAGCTTAGCGCCTTCCATCAGACGTTCGAAATCGTAAGTTACGGTTTTCGCGTTGAT